TAAAGCGTTTCTAAATTTTTCAATTCTATCGTACTTCATAGAGTGAGTTGTTACGTTAGAACCAAAGTTGTTTTTTGGCTGCGCAATAGGTTCAGCGTTAGGTGTCTTAGTAAGTGCTTCTATAAGTTCAGCTACTTGACTAAAACCATTCTTAACTTTTGCCTCTAATTGTGCTACTTGTGTTTTAAGATTTTCATTTTCAGCTACTAAACTTGCGATTTCGTCAGCCATCTTCTCATCCATTTTCTTACCCATTTCAGCAGGAGTTTCGTCAGCTTCTTTTGCTTCTGCTTCTGGTGTTTCAATAGATAAAATTTTAGCGGCTTCGTCTAAAACAATTTTAGTGCCGTCTGCTAATTGGTGTTCGCCAACAGGAGCAGGACTTCCGTCTGCTAATGTAACCTCTCCACCGATAGCTAATTCGCTAATCATAATCTTTGTACCATCCATAAGACTATACTCAGAAAATGTAACAGGTACTTCGTCAATAGCCTCTTGAATAGGAGCAGGTACTTCTACCGGTGGCATATCTTCGAACAAAGCCCTAATTTGCATAATTGCATCTTTTGCGTTCATCATTCTTTTTGATTAAATATTAATAAAAGATTTTGTTTATCATTTAACTCGTTGCAATATTTCCTTTATTGCATTCATAAGTTCTTGTTCTTTGCTTGGCTTAGTCTTGTAGGTAAACAACCCTTCTACGCTAAACCCCTTAAATTTGCCCTCTTTTACATCATTCCAAACACCTTCGTTATCTACTTTGAACGAGCCAAACCACGAGCCGTCTGGTGCATCTTCAAAACCCTTCATCGGTTGTATGCCTCTGCTCTGGTCTGTAATAAAGCTCTCAAACATAGTAACACCTTCAACCTGTGCGTCAGGAGAATGCATCAAATTAACGTTTGATTGGTAGCCTCTTTTGAAAAACTTTTGAGCAATCTTAAAAATGGTATCTTTACTAAACACCACATAATAATCGCCATAAGTAGCATCGCTGCGAAAAATAGGTACATCAGCCAACATAAGAGGACCAGAGATAATTCGCTTATCCTCGCTAACCACTTCAAAGCGTTGTTGGTTCTTAAAAGCATTCCAATTCTTTTGTATAGCCGGTCTATCAACTAATGCAACGTAATCTACTTCTGCATCGTCATTCATATCCTCGCTAATGTCTAATAAATAAACAGGTAAGTCCATAATCTTAAATATTAAGTGTTTTAATTTGTTATCATTTAACCAAACCTTGCTCTTTGTTGGATAGCAGCTATCCTTTGTTGGTTACTAGTTACATCGTTCTCTACAACGTAGGCTCTAACGGCTTGGTTTCCTATTGCGTTAATCGTCTGGCTGCTTAGTGTAGTTGTTTGAGGTTGAGCAGGTTGTAATGGTGCTTCTGCCGAAACGCTTGGAGCAGAACCGCCACCGGCTACTGCACCGGCTGCCCCACCACCTTTGAATTTATTAATAGTAGTAGCTGCGATAGAAGCAATACCAATACCTGCTCTAATTTTAGCAACTAATGATTGTTTAGTTGCTATCGCAATACCGGCTGCACCAAATATTGAGTTAGCTGCATAATAACCTGCTATCTCTCTTTGTGTATCTACAACAATTTTAGCAATAGCTAAGGCTTTATCAATTACAAAAATAGCGTTTGCTATCTTTTCATTTTGACCTGCAAGACTTGACAATAAATTAAGACCGGCTGATGCTGCTTCAAATTTTGCATTTTGTAAAGCTATGTCAGCTTGTAACTCAGCTACTCTTGCATCTTCTTTTATTTTTTGCTCTTTTAATATACCCTGATAAGTGTAGTTAGTTATTTTAGCTAATGAATTTATTATTTCCTGTTCCTTTTTTCTTCTTTCTTCTGCTTCTTGGGCATCTAAGGCATTTAATTGTTTTTGTGTTAAAATTTTAGCATTTACTGCAATACCTCTTCTCTTGTCATATTCAGCTAAATAATCTTCTGTCAGCTTCTTTTCTTTTTCGAGTTCATTTTCAATTCTTGCTGACTCTGCTTCTGCTAGTGCATCGGCTGCTTCTTTTGCTTTTGCTTTTCTTGCTGCTGCTTGTTTAGTTTGAAATTCTAATAGTGCAACTTGTCCTTCTGTATTAATTTTTTGAACTTCTGCTGCTGCACTTTGCGCTCCTTCTACATCAGCATTTTTTGTTTCTTTCCAAAATCTTATTTGTAACTCAGCTCTTTGTCTTCTATATTTTTGTTCTATTTCAAATATTTCTTGTTCAGTTGCACCTCTTGACTTTGCTCTTGCAATATCAAGTTTCTCTTGATTAGCTATAAATTCTTGCTCTGCCTTTAATGCGACTTTTGCTCCTTTAACAATAGTATCGTTAAGTTGCTTTTGTTTTTCTGCTGCCTTTTCTGCTGCACTACTATAATTCTGGAACGCAGCAACTATTTCTCCAATGGCTACAACAAGTAAACCTAAACCTGTTGCAGCAATAGCACCTTTAAGAACCTTAAAAGAAACAGATGTAGCCTCTACACTTACACCAAATAGCCTCATAGCAAACGCAGTAGCTTTGTTAGCCATCTCATTTGCCTTTAAGAATATTGTGCTATTTGCAATAACGCTACCTAGCTGCTTAAAACTATCAATACTTTCTCCGACTGCTTGTAAGCCTTGCGATAAAGCCATAGCAGATTGAACTTGCAATAAAGCTTGTTCTACTTCTTTTGACTCTACACCAAACAAAGCAATAGCTCCTTGTGCTGCTGCAAATCCACCAGCTAAACCACTAAGAGATGAAGTTAAAGCCTTAAACTTAGCATCTGGGTTAAAAGCATCTACTAAACTTTTAGCATCTCCAATTTGGTCTTTTAATTCTGCTGCTCTCTTGGCTGCTGCTACTGCTTGTTCCGATGTAGCACCAAACTTATCAGATAAAGTTTGTACCTCTTGCGTTGCTTCTCTTAACTGTGCTTTTAACGAGCCTAATGCTTGTTGTGTGTTACCGCCTACTGTTATATTTATACCTACGTTCTCTGTTGCCATTAGTATGATGTTTCTATTACTTTAAGAAATGATAGTTTAGTAGTGTTATATTCCATAGGGTTAAAGTTCTCAACTTTGTTGAGCCTAAATAATACCCCGTCTATATATACATACTTACTAAAATCTAAGTTGAAAATGTCTATAATATCCAATAAACCAAAGCAGGTTAATAGCTTACTATCCTTGCTTGTTATCTCAGCTATGTAAGGACTATGAAAGGCATTAAATACGTTTGTACTTGGATATGTGTTAGGACTAAATTGTATCTCTTTTGGTGCGCCGAAGTTAATATCATTTGTAGGGTTAATTGGGTCATCTAAATGTCCTGCATAACCATAGCTTGTATAAGAAGCTAAAACAGTTGCTCCATTCATTATGTTCCAACTACTAACTTCTGTTATTTTTTTAACCTGCATAATTCTTATGATGCTATCCATTCTGTCCTCTGCGTTATTCGTATTGGACTTCTTATAGATTGCCGGGAACACTTTGTCCTGTCCTGTTGCTTGGTATAAAGTAGATGCCGCAAATATAACTTCTAAGGTGTCTGTTTCTTTTACAAAGTCAAACTCAGTATCATAAATAAAATCTCCATAGCCTTCTGTGTACTTCTTGCGGTAGTTTTCGCCATAGAAATCATTATCAGGCTTGAACTTGTAGTTATAGTAACGAGCATTAATCTCACTCATCGGCTTAATACTAAAAGGCTTTGCTCTATCTATTTTGTTAGTCCAATCTTCTGCATTAGCCGATACCTCAGGATAGAAGTCCACATACGGACTAATAACCAGCTCCTTGTCGTTAAACTTATTCTCATAAACGTAAAGGTTAAACATCTTAACTATACTCAAAAAGAAATCTCTTTGAAATATTCCTCTTGGTATTGTTTCGTTTATCTTAATATTTTCTCCTAAATTAATTTGTACTAATGTAGGCTTTGCAGTTGTGATAGTTAAGTTACCTGTAAATATTTCAACTTCCATTAATGTACCGAGTATCTCAACCTGTATATAATCTGTATTGACAAAAGTTATATTATTTACTGTGAAATCACAATCAATAATTCTTCTAACACTTGCATCGAAATCTTGACTACCTATTGGAACTCCATTTTTCCTTAATATAACAGAAAAGTTAGAGTTAGCAGGATTGAATGAATTTACAAAACCGCTTAACGTTACTCTTATACTTGTGCTTATACTAGAACCTGTATAAGTAAATACTTCTCCAAAGGCATCTGCCGTAAAGCTACCTGCCGTTGTTATAGTATATCTGACATAAGGTTCGCTTGTTAAGTTCATTGTCCTGTTATTAGCAGTAGCACTAAAACTTGTATTATTAGAAGCCGTTATGTTTGTCTGGTTATGCGGTATAATCAAGCGGTTAAATAAAGCCGTATTAAAAAACGAGCAGTCGAATGTATAATCTGTTCCGGCAAATATCTTTTGTATATATTCCTTAACATATAAAGCCGGTCTAAACGTTGTATATTGAAAGTCCTTTTTAGCTACTCCGTATGCTCCTGTGCTTACGTTTCCGTAATCAATCAAAGGATAGTAATAACCAGAGCCTCCGGCATTGTTCCAACTATTGCTAATATTTGCCACGCTATAAGTATGGTCATAAGCACTAAAATCTAAATCTTCTAAACGTGAATTTCCTAGCTGATTAATAAAGCCACCAAGTTCTCCAAACACGCTGCATTGATACTCGATTGTTTCTTTGTCTATAACTATCTCTAATATTCTTAAAGTGCCTTTGAATATTTGCACTTTATCAATAAAGATTTTGCAGTTAGCTTGTTTTGTTACGTTGAAATTATAGCCTACGTTTGGAAGCGTGTTATCTGTGAAGTTAGCATTATTAAGCTCGAAGATGTAACCAAAGACAAGGTTATTGTTTGCCGTTCCTGGTATGCTAATTGTTTTGCTATAAGAAGTATTGCGGCTACCGAACTCACTTACATCATCAATGGCATAAGTGAACTCAGTAGATATATCCTGCAATAAATCAATCTTCTGCTCTTCTATGTATATCTCTGTGCTAATCATTATCTGAATTGGCTTGTTAAGTATTTACCTACTTCTACCTCTATATCGAAGTTAAATAGTTTATCTGCACTTTCTAACTTGTATTCGTAATTTGTTACAGTTATGGTAACAGGGAAGTATGCACCAAGAACCTCCATATATACAATAGGACTTGATACAAGCTGAGCCAACCACGCATAGTCCTGTTCGCTAACCCAATCAGAAGTAAGCCTATATCTATCTTTATGCTGAATAGCATAGTTAAAAGTCGTTTCGTTATATCTGTTATATGCATCTATGTTTGTCATTTGCCCACCTACAAGCTGCCAATCGCTTCGCCTGTATGATGCTCTTTGATATTCGCTTGACCTTTTATTTACAAGGGCAAACTTCTTTGTATCCCAACCGCCAAGCCTATTCAGGAACTCCAAGTTAAATTGTTGGTATTTAGGATAGCACTTATGTCTTATCTTAATAACCCTAGTCTGTGCTGCACCTCTTTTCAAATAGAAGTTATAGCCGTAAGTATCTTCATTAATTATAGTTCCAGAAGCAAAGTCGTTAATATGTGCTGCTTGTAGGTTAAACATATTAAACTGACCGGAAAGGGTTATATTGCCCGATACTGTGTTAGTAACTACATCTCCTTCTCCTAGTACTTCTACCCAAGCAGAATAACCGCCCGTTGATATGCGAAGGAACGTTATGTAAAAATTATCTCCATATTCTAGCGTTATCTCGTCTGTATCTCTCTCGGTCAAGAAGTCATCAGTAAAGTTTTCTAATAGTAAATTATCGTAATAGTCCGATAATACTAACGGGGTTTGGTTCTTTGTTAAGAACACATCGGCAAACAATGGAGGAACAAAGTTATAGGCTGAGTAGCTGCCGGATGCTAAGTTCGTAGTAGTTACACCGCTTACCTCTTCGCCTATCCTTACTTGATAATCTACTTTGATTTTATCGTTTGATGCTACAAGTATTGAG